ATAGAACAAGATTCTAAAACAGATTTCATAACTTTTGTCCGTAAGATTGCTCCAATACTTGTCTCTGATTGGAAAATGGGTAAACATATAGAAGTAATAAGTGAAAAACTAAGACAATTAGAGTCTGGAGAAATAAAAAGACTTATGGTTTTCTTACCACCTAGAAGTTCTAAGAGTGTTATCTGTTCTAAACTGTTTCCTGCTTGGTATATTGGTCGTAATCCAGAGCATGAAATCCTTACTGTGTCTCATAGTGACCAATTGTCCTCTGACTTTGGTCGGTCTGTAAGGGATGTTGTGGACTCAGAAGAGTTTCAAAGTATATTTAAGAGTGTTAAGCTACGAACAGACGTTAGAGCTGCAGGTAAATGGAAGACAAACCAAGGTGGTAGTTATTATGCTGCAGGTGTTAAGTCTCAAATAGCAGGAAGAGGTGCACATATTGCAATTCTTGATGATGTGATGTCTGAAGAAGACTCTTATTCTGAAGCAGGTCGTAGATATATTAAAGAATGGTACCCTGCAGGTCTAAGAACTCGTATAATGCCTAATGGTTCTATACTTATAATTAATACAAGGTATCATTATGATGATTTATGTGGTTGGTTACTAAAACAACAAGATGAATTTGCTATTGCACCTTGGGAAGTTATAAAAATTCCTGCCTGGTTAGACGAAGAGTCTGCTGAGTTACTTGATTTACCAGTAGGTGGTAGTTATTTTCCTGAATGGAAGTCAGATGATGTCTTACGTGTAGATGAACAGGAAATAAAAGCATCTAATGGTGCAAGATATTGGAATGCATTATATATGCAGGACCCAACACCTGATGAAGGTGGTTTAATAAAAAAAGATTGGATACAATGGTGGGAATATGAAGAACCTCCTACCTGTGACTTTATGATTCAAACATATGATACTGCGTTTTCAACAAAGACAACAGCAGACTATAGTGTTATACAAACATGGGGTATCTTTTCTCAATATGAAGAAGATGAACAGGGATATGAATCCTATAAATCTAATTTAATACTACTTGGAAATATAAAAGGTAGATTTGAATATCCAGAGTTAAGAAGAATATCTCAAAAACTATATTATGATTATAGACCTGATGTCTGTATGATAGAAAAGAAAGCAAGTGGACAATCATTAATACAAGATATGCGTAGAGCAGGTATACCTATCTTAGAATATACACCTGATAGAGATAAAGTATCTAGAGTACATGCAGCTTCACCTATGATAGAAGCAGGTAGAGTATGGATACCTAAAGATAAGAAATGGTCAGAAGATTTACTAGAAGAAATGTTACGTTTTCCAAATGCAGCTCATGATGACCAAGTTGATGCTATGACAATGGCAATACATTATATGAAAGAGTCCTGGCATTTAGACCATCCTGAAGACCCAGAGTGGGAAGATGAGCCTAGAAAAAAAAGAGTTGCGTACTGGCGAACTTAGTGATATAATTATGTTTTAAAGGGGAATAACATGGCGACAGAAAGAAATCCATTTGATAGAATAGAGGAAACAATATCAAATGTAATAGAACTTCCAGAACAAATAGATGCAATAACAGACTCACCAACTATTCAACCAGATGAGGATGGTGGAGTTACTGTAGACTTTACTGAAACTAGTATTGAAATGGAAGCAGAAGCTGACATACAAGAATGGTATGGTAATTTAGCTAATGATATAGATGAAGAAGAATTACAAGAGATAGCTACAACAGTTATAGATAATTATACAGCAGATAAAGATTCCAGAGCTGAATGGGAATCAATGTTTGAAAGAGGATTTGATTTATTAGGATTAAAGATAGAAGATGCAAGTGAACCTTTTGAAGGTGCATGTACTGCTGTCCATCCTATGTTAATAGAGTCAGCAGTTAAGTTTCAATCAAAAGCAATACAAGAATTATTTCCTAGTAAAGGTCCTGTTAAATCTCAGATACTAGGAAGACAAACTCCTGAAAGAGAAGACCAAGCAAATAGAGTTCAAAACTTTATGAACTATCAGGTAACAGAACAGATGCCTGAATACTTTGATGAAACAGAAAGAATGTTATTTCATTTACCTCTTATAGGTTCAGCATTTAAAAAAGTTTATTATGATGCTAATTTAAAAAGACCAGTATCTGAATTTGTTCCTATAGACCAGTTTTATGTTTCTTACTATTCTAGTAACTTAAGAAAAGCAGATAGATATACACATGTCATTTATAGAAGTCCTATAGATTTAGCTAGAGATATGCGTATAGGTATTTATGATGATGTAGAATTACCTGAAGCTACTAATCCTAATCCTACATCTCTTTCTTCAAAGATGGATACAATATTAGGATTAACTCCTACAGAAGATAGTGACCCACAATATACATTATTAGAACAACATTGTTATTTAGAAATAGAAGAAGATTATGCTCTTCCTTATATTATAACTGTAGAAGAAGAATCAAGAACAGTTTTAAGTATTAGAAGAAACTATAAGAAAGATGATAAGAAACAAGAAAAAGTTTCCCATTTTGTTCATTACAGGTTTGTTCCTGGATTTGGATTTTATGGGTTTGGCTTGATGCACTTCTTAGGTAATCTCACAATGACTGCAACAGCAGCAATGAGAAGTTTAGTGGATGCAGGTCAATTTGCAAACCTACCAGGAGGATTCAAAGCAAAAGGTGTAAGGATGGTTGGTGATAATGAACCAATCAGCCCTGGTGAATTTAAAGAAATAGAAGCAACTGGTGTAGATTTAAGTAAGGCTATTATTCCTCTCCCCTATAAAGAGCCTTCCTCTACTCTATATAATATGCTTACGTTCATTACAGCAACAGCACAAAAGTTTGCTGACAGTACAGAGCAAGTTGTCTCTGATGCAGCATCTTATGGACCTGTTGGAACTACTATGGCATTACTAGAAGCTTCAAGTAAATTCTTTTCTTCAATACATAAGAGATTACATAAATCTCAAAAGGATGAATTTAAAATCCTTGCTCGTATAAACTATGAATACTTACCCTCGGAGTATCCATATGAAGTACCTTTTGCTGACCAGAATGTGTTTAAAAAGGATTTTGATGGAAGGGTTGATGTAATCCCTGTCAGCGACCCTAACATTCCTTCTAATGCACATAGGATGATGATTGCTCAAATGGCTCTCCAGATGGCACAACAGTCCCCTCCTGGTATGTTTAATATAGAAGCTTTGAATAGAACCATATTAAATGCTGCTAGTATGCCTAATCTTGACGAGATACTTCCACCTAAACAGAAGCCACAACAAATGGACCCAGTATCAGATATTATGGCAGTAACTAAAGGTATACCTATTTCTGCATTTCCAGGTCAGAACCATGATGCTCACATACAAACAAAGATGGCATACTTACAAGACCCTGCTAATGGTGCCAATCCTATTATGGCTAGAATTAAACCAATACTAGAAGCTAACGTACAAGAACATTCAGTTATGAAATATCAAGAACAAATTAGTGGTGTAACTAAAATGGCAGGACAGCAAGACCCACAAGCTGTAGAAATGGCAATGGCACAGGCAGCACAGCAAGTGCTTAATGCTAATCAAGCTATGGGTCAAGCTCAATCACCTGAACAACAAATGGTTGCATTAGAGCAAGCTAAAGTAGAATTAGAAAAAGAAAAACTTAAAATGTCTTCTGCTAAAAATTCTGCAGATGCTGCTTTAGAATCTCAAAAGTTAGAACTAGAAGAAATGAAACTATTAAAAGACTCTGCAGTTTCAGGACAAACTGCTACTATGAAAAAACAAAAAGGAGATTTAGATAGAGCAAGTAAAGAAACTATGAAACAACTTGACCTACTAACAAAGACTGTCATAGCTGAACAAAGAGCAGAAATAGATTTAGAAAGAATAAGAACAGATGCTATGAAAAAAGTAGCAGAATTAAATGATGTAGATGATAGAACAAGAAGTTTAAAGCTTATTGATTTTATGACAGATGCAATTAAAAATGAAATACAAGAACCAAAAGAATAACTAGGGATTTTAATTGTCTATCGACTGCCCTAGCAGACAAGCCAAGACGATAGATATAATTTTTAAGGAGAATAAATTATGGCGAATACAACTTTTAATGGACCAGTCAGAGCTGAGAATGGCTTTATTGGTGTTACGAAAGATTCAGATACAGGAGCAATAACAGAAAATATTACGTTTGGTAATAAAGGTGAAGTTGCTACACCAGTAGTATTAGCAGATGGTGATATTACTATTGTAAATACAACTCATGGTGGTAGAGTAAATATTGTTCCAGATGGTGGACAAGATAATACTTATACACTTCCTGCACCAGAAGCAGGTGTAGCTTATAGATTTGTTTATGGTGGAGTTGCTGCTGATGGAACTGATGCAATATTTATAACACCAGGTAATACAAATTTCTATAAAGGTAATATTACACATTTAGATACAAATGCTGATAATGTTGTTGTATATCCTAATGGAAGTTCAAATAGTAGTTTACAATTAAATGTACCTGGAGCTTTTGAAGTAACTTTCTTAGGTTTAGATAGTACAAACTACCAAGTATTTGGTAATGTAACAGGAGCAACTGCCCCTGCTTTTGCAGACCAGTGATAATTAATTAAGGAGTAATATATGTGGAAACAACCAATTATAAAAGAAATTAGTGTAGGCTTAGAAATTAATTGCTATGCGTGTGCTGAACTATAATGGAAGTATCTAATGAAGCTCTTCGTAAATATGACGAGGAGCTTAACTTATTAAGAATTAATTTAGCAAATGGACAAGCAGATAACTTTGCTAATTATAAACAACTCGTAGGTCGTATACAAGGAATTGAATGGTCTATTGAGGTTATTAAAACTATAACAAAAAAAATGTATGAAGGAGAAGAAGAATAATGCAACAAGTAAGTTTAGCAAAATCTATTAAGAATGATATGTGGATTTCTGAGGAAGATAAGGCTAATCCAGATGTTTTACCAGAACTACCAGGTTACCATGTTCTGATAAGACCTGTATCTATTAAAGAAAAAACTAAAGGTGGTATATTATTACCTAACTCAACAAAAGAAGATATGGCTTATCTTACAACAGTAGGAGAAGTTGTAGCTTTAGGAGACTTAGCTTATAATGATAAAGATAAATTTCCTAAAGGACCTTGGTGTAGTGTAGGAGATTTTGTCTGTTATGGCAAACATGCAGGTCAAAAGATAAAATATAAAAGTTTAAAGTATATATTATTATTTGATGACCAAGTAATAATGAAAGTAGAAAGTCCTAAAACTTTAGACCCTACCTTTAATTTATCTAAACATAGTATATAATATATTTGTATACTTTGTATAAATATAGTATAATATAAATATAACCGTTAAAACGATTGTTTCGTAAACAACGAGAAGGAATAAAAAATGCAAGAAGAATCTTGGAATGAAGTAAAGACTGAAAAGGAAGAAGCTCCTAAAGTAGAGTTTGAAGTAGAAGAAGAGGTTAAAAAAGAAGAACCTGTAGTAGAAGCCAAAGAAGAAAAAGAAGAACCTAAAAAAGAAGCTCCTAAAGAATTAGATGGTATAGATACTAAAGGTGCTCAAAAAAGAATTAGACAACTAGTTAAACAAAGAAAAGACAAAGAAGACGAAGTTGCTAGATTAATACAACAAAATGAAGAACTAGTTAATAGAGTAAAAAGACAAGAGCAAGATTTTTATAAAGTAGGAAAATTAAATTTAAGTGCTAATGAAAAACAAATAAGCGATAAACTTAAATTAGCTAGAACAGCTTATGCAACAGCTCACGAAGAAGGAGACTCTAATAAATTATTAGTAGCTCAAGAAGCTTTAAATGAAGCACAAGTTGATTTAAAAAACATACAAGCAACTAAAGAAAATTTTAAAGAACCAGAGGTAACACAACAATCAGTACAACAACCTCAACCACAACCTCAACCACAACCTGACCCTAGAGCAGAAGAATGGGCAGCAAATAATGAATGGTTTGGTAAAGATAGAGTAATGACAGCAGGTGCATTAGCTATAGATACAGATTTAAAGGAGGAAGGATATGATTCTACAAGCCCTGAGTTCTATGAAGAAATTAATAAAAGATTACAAGAAACATTTCCTAATAAATTTAAAGTTAATGAAAAGGAAAATAAAGAAGTTCGTAAGCAGGAAACGTCAGAAACTGCTCAAGTAGTAGCAGGAGGTACACGTAGCACTCCTAGTTCTAATAAGAAAGTTAAACTTTCAAAAGAAGATGTAAGATTAGCTAACAAATGGAATATACCACTTGAACAGTATGCTCAAGAAAAACTAAAAGCAACAAGTGCTGATGGTGAGTATACAACAATAAACATGCAACGTGGAGGTAAATAATGAAAACACGAATCAATACACGTAGTTCACAACTTAGAGAAAATAATACTAATGAAGAAATGAGTTATCAGTTTGAAGAACAAGATAATTTACATATACCAGATGCAATAACAAATCGTTTCAATAACGAAGGAATGACTCTTGGATGGTTAAGAATAACTCTTAAAGGTCAAGATGATTTTAAATATATTGGTAAAAAAATGCAAGAAGGTTGGCAATTTGTTGATATTAAAGAAGTACCTGAATTAGAACAAACATCACTCGTGAAGATGGATGGAAGATACTCTGGAGCAGTCACTCGTGGCGACATTGCGTTAGGTAAAATACCTACCAAGTTATTCCAAAGTAGAAGTGAGTTTTACAGAGGTAAGTCTGACCAATTAATGGAAGCTGTTAACAGTCAATTAATGAGAGGAAATAATTCTAGTATGCCCATTTCTAATTCAAGTAAATCGACAGTAACAAAAGGTAGACAACCTACTTTTCAAAAGTAAATCTTTTTGTTGCTTTTTAATAACAATCAAAGGAGAATGAACTATGGCGAGTGTAAATGCCCCAAGAGGGTTACAAATAGCTAAAAAGAATGGTGATGGTTCTAACTCTACTGGTGTACGAACTATTGATTTGAGCAACGCAAGCCCTTTAGTGGCTTCAGCATTAGTGCCTTCAGATATCTTTACAGGAGACCCTATAGCAATAGAAACTGCAGGTACAATTAAACCTTGTGCTAATGGAGTATCTATAAAGTCTGCAGGTGTTTTTCAAGGATGTAGCTTCGTAAATGCTAGTGGAGAACAGAAGTTCGCTAGAAGTATTACTGGTGGAGTTACAGCAACTGATGTAAAAATTCATATTGCAAGTGACCCTGCCCAAACATTTTTTATCCAAGCAGATGCAACAGTAACTGCTGCTGCAGGTTTTGGTGTTGGTGTATACAATGGAGTTTACATTGCAGGAACAGGAAGTCATAAAACTGGGCAAAGTGCTTATGTTTTAGATGCTTCTGGTCCTATACTATCAACAGGAAACTTAAGAGTTATACGTAGAGCACCTTGGGATACAGGTATTGGAACATCAGCAGGTGTGACAGATGCTTATCCTTGGTATGAAGTACGTATTGCTAACCATATGGATAATTTCATAACAGCAACTATAACAGGTTAATAAAGGAGAATAACACATGGCTATAAATAGAGCTGCGATAAGCAAAGAACTCCTTCCTGGACTGAATGCAGTATTTGGGATAGAGTATGGAGAAGTTAATAATGAGCATGAACCACTATATGAAGTAGAAAATTCAGATAGGTCTTTTGAAGAGGAAGTCCTCTTTACAGGATTTGGTACTGCTCCAACAAAAAATGAAGGAGCTGCTGTTGTTTATGATGACGCAGGTGAGAGTTATA